ACCGTATAGGTTATCAGGTTTCTCTGCACTCTTAAACTCTATCCGTGAGCCTACTGGTGTGATTAGTGTCAACTTGCTCTCATTGGATATAAAGAAGTTTTTTTCAGTCACCTGTGCCTTCATACGTCTGAATGCTATCTCTGCCTGTTGATACACAGGAGCAACCCACCAGACTGATTGATTCTCTTTCAAACTCAGCGACTGCTCAAACAACCAAATGATATGACTTGCCGTTTTACCTGTCTTAGTAGATGCAGCCGTTATCGTGTAACGTGCCTCACTGTCTAAGATGGCTTTTTGGTAGCTCGTCAGTTTTGGTCTTGAGTAGTTTATTTGCATACTTGCCGCAATAGGTCTACACGCTTTTTGTTGATGGTGTCAAGGTTGTGGTGTTGGTTGCAATACTGGTAATTAATCTCCCCCACCTCTTTGACTTTGTCAGACTTGATTAGCTTTCCAATCTCTGACCAGTCGTTGTTCTTAACAAAGAAACAGCCGAGGTTATCTCGGTGGTTCGTGTATGGCTCAACTGCACTTACAAAGATAGGCAACTTGTAAGCTGCCGCTTCCAGAATCTTCAGCTCTGATTTGTAACGGTTGAACTGTGTCTTTTGCAATGGTGCTAAACAGATATCTATTTCTGAGTAATACTTGCCGAACTCATTTGCTTTTGTCCCTACCCTCGTTTCAAACCACTCAGGGCGTTTATGTCTTGGCTCACCTGTGATTGCTTTCTCCATTGTTGCCCAATCGGGAACATTCTCATGAAAGCCGCACATTAGAAATCTCGCTCCGTGTTCCTCACAGATAGGCTTTATTTTGTCGCTCAGCAACTTTAAGTCCTCAGTATGAGATAACCCCCCGACCCACCCGATAGTGAACGGATGCTCTGTTTCTGCTTTCCATTGGCTCTGATTGTAGTCAAGTGCATTGGGAATGATAGTGACGTTCTCATTAAATTCCCGAACTTTTTCCCGAAGTTGTGGAGTGGTAACCATGACGGCATCGGCATAATGTAGGCTGTCTTTTATTCCGTTCTTGATATATGCCCGATAGAACTTGTACGCTGGGTTATACTTTGGAAGTACCCAATAATCGTCAATGTCGACTATGAAAGGGATTTTCTTTTTAGCCAGTATCGGTAGGATGTTATACTGCAACCTACCAAGCCATCGGTTGAACACCACGCAATCGTATTTCTCAAACGGCAAATCTGCCCACTCGTTTTGATCGACAGAAACATCAACTGTAATGCCGTAGTCAATTTGAATTTTGACGTAAGGGGTGTATAGCCTGTGAAAGCTCACCCCATTCATGCCGTCAAGTAATAGAAGTACCCTCATTAGAAAGGCATATCATCCTTTTCCTTCGGTGGTCTTGGCACTGCCACATAGTGAGTAGCCTTTGACCTGTCGTTTTGAGTCTTGAGTTTCTGCACTCTGATTCTAACGTCTCCGTACTTGTTAATCTCAAGCTTTCCGTCTGAAAGTGCTTGTTTGAACTTCTCCACGTTAACCGTGATGTTTAGCCCGTAGTCATCGCTCCAGGCATTCCCTAAAAATGTAATTTCATCCATATTATTTTCCTTTTGTGTTTAGTCTAAATTAAGTGTCACGTTAACAACCTTAGCTTCAACGGTTGCGTCTACTGTTTCTTTGGGCTTACCATATACCCGACTCAGTAAAGTGTCCATAGAGTATAGTGAGCCTTTCTCATAGCTCTTAATGATAGCCTTTGCAACTGTCTTTTCAAGCATGGTTGCTCCTTCGTTCTTCAGAACCTTTTTAATCTCCTTCTCATCCATCGCCATTATTGCTTGAATGCTATCGTTCACCTCTGAAAGTTTGTAGCCTTCCTCCTTCATCAAGGTGGTGAACTTTTTCGGTCTACCGTTAGGGTTGTTGGTTTCCCCTTTTTCTGGAACTTTGAGTGTGCCTCCGTTTCTGCCTGGTATCTCTTTCATTACTTTGTTCTTACTTTGTAATTACGTTCATTCATCTTAACCTTATGGACAACCTTGAGCATTGACTTAAATTGCTTTTTATCACCGTATTCAATGTGACATGACCTGCACAATCCCATCAGGTTTTCAATCGTGTCTTTGTTTCCTCCGCCCATACCTCTTGCCTCTATGTGATGAATGTCAACGGCTGTGTCACCGCATAGTTCACACGCTATCCAATCCGTCGGATGGTAGTTCATTTCTTTTAGATATATTTTAGTATGTTTCTTCACAGCCTAATTACTTGACAATCCGTTCTATTTTTTAGCTCGTGCATATGCTGATTGTGAGCGTTAAAGTTTGTGCCTTGCTCTCCTCTGATATAGTGTTCTGTTAATCCTTGGTATAGTTCACGACCTCCATCTATGCCTAACGTGTAAACTTGGTCAAATCGGTTCATCAGTAGTTCAAATGCGAATGAACTTGAGTTGAATGTTCTGAATGTGTAATGCCCCACGTTTGGATCAATCTTAAACTGTACAAAGATGGTGTTGTCGTATATCTTTTTATTGCAGGTTCTGGTCAGAATAAAACGTGCCTTGTATTTTCCGTTTATGTATTTCTGTGGTTCGTTGTAGATGGGTGGATCATGAAACGCTGCTATATCTGCGTATCGTGTTTTTTCCAATGCTCCATTAATTGTCCAGACGTTATAGTCTAACATCATAGAAGCATCCCACCTCTCAAGAGATGGACCGGTACCAACAACGAGCCAAGGTTTATCCTTCGCCCAATCCTGTTGAATTATCTTCGTTACGCACGACACGTCTTCTTCGCTTTTTTTTAACGGGTTTTTGCTCGTCATCAGCAAGTGTGTTGAGTTCCTTCTGCTGTGCTTCCGCTCTGATAATCATTGAGAGCATCCCCTCAACTACACAGTTTCCGCACGTTGGAAGTGGTTTCCCCATCTCTTGTAAGTACACTGCTCTGAACTCTACGTTCTGCTCAGGTGTCATCTTCAGCACTTGTGTTTCTTTCCATCTTTGGAATACTGGCAGCATCTCCTCCAGTATGAATGTTATTTGTTCTTGTGTCATATTGTTTTATTAAAGGTTCAAAAACATATAATTTGTGCATTTTATAGCACTTTATATGTAATTACATATGCCAATTACCCCGAAAAAGTGGTAATTAATTATTTGCTCATTCTCCCAACATCTCCTTAATGTTTTGCTCTGAATATCCAGCCGCAAGGCACAACGACCTCAGCAACTCTTGAAGCTCTTGTATGTTAACATCATCGTGCTTTGTTTCAATCGTGATCTTGGTGTCGTAGTGTTCCAGTGTCAGTTTCATTGAGTATCCTAATTACTTTAGTTAGTGCCTCGTTGACTTCGCTCGGTCGTGGTTGACTTATCGCAAAGCCTCGTCTATATTTTAAATGCCTTTCTAATGTTTCCTTTACTTCGTTTATATCCTTTAGTTCATACATATCTGTTAATCATTGCCGCTATCATTCCACTTGCAAATGAGAATAGAACCCCCTCCAAGGAGTGGAAGTACAGTACACTCAACCAAAAAGCCAGACATAGCTCACAGGTAAATGGCTTAACCTTGAGTCGATATGTCCAGTTTCTTACAAGAATTACTCCCATAGAGGCGAGTCCTATTATCTCAAATGTATGGCTCATATTTTTTGAATTGTTTGTTCGCTTTGTATTTAATCTCGTTAATCACTTTGTCTATCTCATGCCTACTTATACCCGTTGCCCTGCTAATTGAACGTGCGGATTTTGGTTTGATGTTACGCCCACCCTCTGAATAGAGCTTCCATATTTTAGTATGGTACCAATCATATTCTCGTAGTACAATGTCAATGCAGTAGTGCAGTATCTCGTTGCGATAGTCAACATCATGATCGGGAATCTCAAGCTTTGAGCTGTCAAGCATTGGCTCTTGTTTAAATAGTTTGTTGAACCTGGTGTATTGACCATACGCCTGATTGACCACAATGCGAATGACAAGCCCTTCCCAATAACCACTGTTGTATTTTTCCAATATCCAATCTTCATCCTTTTCGCAGATTATCAGAAACACCTCTTGATATAAATCATTCGCCTGGTGCTTCCCTATCTTCTCACAAACTTCCCTCAACCATTCGGCTTTGGTAAGCTCGTTTATGATGTCGGCTTTTTTGATATGTCAAAGTTCTTTTCAATTTCAATACCTATTTAAGAAGTTTTACACAATAGTTGCACAGTCTTATCATTGCATATGCTGTAAACCTCAAAGCCTTGTTTGATGTATTTCTTCGCATAGTAGATGACTTGCTTTTCATTCTCAAGGATTATGTGAACGTACTCACGCCCCTTCCTCACTGTAAGCTCCATCAAGTAGTTCTAAGATGTTCAACTCGTTGGTGTATATCTGTGGCATATCTAACCAATTCTCAACCACCTTGCATCCATGGATTACGCTTGAATGGTCACGGTTAAAAATAGAACCTATCTTGATTGTGCTGTAATTCTTTCGATATCTGAGATAATAGAACATAGCATGACGTATATTTACAATCGGTCTGTTTGTAGTTCTCATGCTGCTTTTCTAATCGTGTGAGCTTTTGCTTTGCTGCAATGTATTCGGGATAAAAATCTTTCATAGTTCTAAATAGTATGCCATACAGGCTGCCTTGTAAATAATTTCCTCGTCTAATTGTGAGCGTTTCTGTTTGTGTCCTCGCTCTCGTTTGAGTTTGTAAAACCAAATATTCTGATTGTCCTTAATCATCTCCACCAACTCATGCACTCGCTTTTCATCAATCTTTGGTTTATCTTCTAACTCCTCCCAAGCCTTGCATAGAAAAGATGGAAACACTGCCGCCCTTTTTGTTCTGACATTATCCCAGTTGCTTTTGGCTATATCAAATGCTGACATCTTAGGGCTGTTGTCAACCGGTGCTTCAATCGCCATGTACTCTCTTGGTTTTAGTTTTAAGGTGTGGCTGTTGTCTTTGATATAGGCGTTCATAATGTCGCTGACAAACTTGACGTTGAGTTGCTGTGGTTGTCTGATCGTGTACTTGCCTAATAAGTATTCACGAAAGGCTTTGTCCATCGTTTCAATTTCGCATCGTGCAAAACCGTCTTGAATAAACTCGATGAACTCCTTGCCTTGTTGTGGTGGCTTAATGCCTCCTAATGAACAGAGCTTTTTTAATCGCTCTAATATCATCTCCTGTGGTATATCCTCGATGTAGT